AGGAATCATCTCCATAAAAAATACTTTGCACAAATTCGTTATATCTCCACTCAAATTCATCTGGACATAAACAATTAAAAGCTGTCCTATGTATAACCGAATTATAAATTGTATTAATAATTGAAGTCCAGAAATGACCAGAACTACCACCTTGTCGAACACGATAAAAACCATAAGGAGATACATGTAAAGTTAAAAAAGCCGATCGTACAGCCGCTCGAATAAAAATTTTCTCAGATTCTGTCATTTCATACCCGCAAGCGAGTATAAAAAACCGAGCAATACAAGCTGCCAATCGCAACAACATGGTTTTATCCCACCTTTCAAAATCACCTGCTATAATACCCTTATCATATCTAGAACTCAAATGCTTCATCAAACGCTGATATAACAGAGTCCACTCCACAGAATGAACATTAACTCCAACCTGAACATCAGTAGTTCTTCTATCAGCCTCCATATCAGCAAATAAATGTCCAAGAAGCATTTTAATTTGTACCAGAGTTGTCTTAGATCCAGCATCAAATAATCGAGTTTTATAAGCTTCAACTCTTGGTATTTCTCTCAATTCATCTTTAAGGGTATCACAAGCCATATAATTAGAAAGCACACCACTACTTAATAATTCTCTTTCTCGCTCAATTTGTTGCATAAATAAATCATGCGTCCAAACTTCTCCAGTCTCATGATTTACCTTAATACAATCACTTGTCTTTTTATTATACAAATTAAGAGGTGCACCAATTGCAGTAGTCAAATCCATGGCTTTAATACCAAGTTCAGGACAACCAACTATAGCTTCAAGATAAGTCAATCTTCGTCTAGGTTTTTTAAGAGTTTCAGGGGTCAATAAACCCTCAAATATTCGATCATCATCTAAGTATTTTTGAACTCTTACATCCATTGGAGGTACCATAATATCTCCATATTTGGTAACAGCTATAGTATAAGGAGTTGGTTGTTCATCCCGAGATAATTGGGCAGGTTTTTTGGTGATTGGGTATATTGGTGGATATTCTTTACCTTTGCTATATAGAGTTTCTTGCAAAGGTGATGGTATAAGATTAGTTTTAGTTGGCATATAATACTTCTTTTTTAAATGTTTTTCAACACGCAAACCTAAATTTACATGTTTAACAACATTAAAAGGTTCAACTTCACTTTGCCAATCTTTGGTTTTCCCTTTTGGAAAACCCATAGTGTCCAATTTACTATAGTCTGAGGAAATATCAAATTCTAAACTCATCTGAGCTGGCATCTCAGGATCCTCTTGACTAAAATCACTCTCTAAAATTGGTACACACATTGAAGTATTATTTAAGCCACCCACATGAATGCCCATAATAGGTTTAGGGTCAGTAGGATCAACATTCACATATGGATGGCCACAATCACCAACTACTCCTTCACAATCTTTGACCTCGTACCATATCTCATTAACAAATGTTAAATCACCATGTTGTGTTTTCAACCGAGTATTACATTTATAATATTGCACACTAGCTCGGGTACCTCTAGTGTATGTTCGTACCTCTACTTGCTCTCCTCTAAACATTTTCAAATCCCAATTAACCCTTGCAGGTTTAGACACAATAGTGTCTTTAGTAGGCTGTTTGAGCAAATGGGTAACATTTCTAAAAGAAGGACAACTAGAATCAAATATTATGCGTGCAAGATCTCTATCCTTCATAAATTGAATTTTGAATTGATGGGGCGCAAAATTCAAACTACCTTTTGTCATTTTTCTAGCATATAAACTAATATTTACAATTTTATCAGAGACAGATAGACTATGCTTGGTAGTAAAAGCCATAGTCCCTTTAATAAAAAATAAACAAGAAATAAAAGTATCACCATTGGCATAAGTAATCTCAGCATCAATACTATTCAGAGCACAATTATTAGCAATATTATTAATTTGATCTAAAGCTTGGGCAGAAAATTCTCGGTCTTCAGCAGGTTGAGCAAAATATTCATCATCATACTCTATTCGATCTAACACATCATTTCCTTGTGCATGGAAACCTTTCCTTATATGGGCCACAGGTTTATTATACCTCATGCGTCTCAACTGAACTCGAT